ACCTTGACATAACCATAACTACATATCTATCATGCCTCCAAATCATCGGAGGCTTTCTTACATGCAACAAGCTAGTGACTTCTACAACAAACCACATATCGACGCTATCAAACCACTCGTTGAAACCGCTGGTATGTCTGTGCTTTCTCAATCTCCAAACCTCCGTATCTGGAAACAGGTAAATTCCCGTATCAAACTATTGGAAGAAATCCTTGCTCATTACACCAATGGCATCCGCCGTGATGACAACGGCGACTTCTGGATGAATCCCAATTCTCAACTCGCAACCACAATTGCCTATCGTGCCCATCAAAAAGGACACAACCCAAAACTCATTCAATACCCTGATACATTCACTCTGGATGACATCATCCGTAAAAAGCCATTACCACAAAACGCTCCTGACGAATTAAAACTCTCCGATGAAATCGGGGAAGACTATCGCCTTACAATCATCTCTCTAATCGAAGAAATGCAAGAAATCTACGACGTGCTCGGACAACTTGATATTAATAACACTATAGACCACAAACCTATCGGTAACGCCCACTGGAATCTACTCTATGAAAAACCTGTATATAAACACTGGTATGAACTGGTATCAAAACGACCCCTTAAATCAATCAGAGACGACTACAACTATGCAAAGGCTAAGGGTATTAAGGATGAATGCTCGAAAATCCTTGAGGAATCCACCATGAAATCACGTAGAGGCTTTACCGTACAAAGACTAATGAATGCTATGCGCACTGCCCACACTGAGGGCTGGTACGTTGTATTCGATACTCTTACTCTCGCCGATGACCGCCTTAAGGATTTCTATGATAATCCCAATGCTCTCCGTGACTATTTCCGTGATATTGGTCGTATGGTTCTCACTGCCGAGGGTCGTTCTGTCCATGATTCATCTTCGGACTGCTATCAGTATTTTTGTGTGCCTGAGTATGGCACCCAGCACGGCCGTTTACATTTTCACGCAGTGCACCTTATGCGCACACTTCCTCTGGGTTCTATCGACCCTAACTTTGGCAAGCTGGTGCGTACTAATCGGCAAATAAATAGCTTGCAAAATACATGGCCCTATGGTTACTCTATGCCCATCGCGGTCCGGTACTCCCAAGACGCATTTTCGCGCGCTGGCTGGCTCTGGCCCGTTGATACAAAGGGCGAACCTCTTAAAGCTACCTCGTATATGGCTGTCGGCTTCTACGTCGCTAAATACGTTAACAAAAAATCAGATATTGACATGGCCTCTAAAGGTCTAGGGAATAAAGAATGGAACAATTCACTCAAAACCAAAATCAACCTGCTGCCCAAGAAAATTTTTCGCATCAGGATGTCTCGCAACTTCGGAATGAAGCTGCACACAATGAGTCACCTCTCAGCGGAAACTCTAATCCAACTGACCCAAGTGGGCTACGACGTGACCCCGTTCAACAACATCTTGAAGCAGAACGCCAAGAAAGAGCTACGATTGAGGCTGGCAAAGAAATCTGTCGCCGACGTTTTGGAGGCGCAACCTGTGACGACCAATCTGCTAAAATTCATGCGCAATTTGACCCGTCAAATCGGAGTGTCCAACCTGCAGAGTTTTATCGCTTCAATGACAACGAAATTAACAAGTATGGATATTTCTGATGAAACCAAAAACTACGTTGATACTGCAGGAATTACTGCTACTCACTTACGAATTAAATCGAAGTGGACTGCTGGTGGAAAATGAAGAAATTCAATCTGAACTTAAAAAATTCGAGAAGCTCTTACTTCGCCACCTTTCGCCATCACCTGAACGTACTGGCAAAGACTGACGCTCTCGACGAGGAAAAATACCTAAATATGCTAGGTGCTCTCCTCAAGGACTGGTTCCGTTACGAAGAACATTTCGTACATGGTAAACAATCAATGCTTGACTTATTAAATGAACGTGGACTATTATCCACATCAACAACCAACCCAAAAGGAAATACAAAATGAACTCTAACGAATCTGCTGTTGCCTTCGCTACTGCTCTCGCATCTATCAAGCTCATTCAGGCTTCATCTGTGCTGGACCTGACCGAAGACGACTTCGATTTCTTAACCCGTGACCGTGTATGGATTGCCACTGACCGCTCCCGTGCTCGCCGCGCTATTGAGGCCTGCGTATATGGTACATTGGACTTTGTCGGATACCCTCGCTTTCCTGCTCCTGTTGAGTTTATTGCTGCCGTCATTGCTTATTATGTTCATCCCGTTAACATCCAGACAGCATGTCTTATTATGGAAGGCGCCGAGTTCACCGAAAATATTATCAATGGTATTGACCAGCCAGTTAAGGCCGCTGAACTATTCGCTTTTACCCTGCGTGTACGCGCCGGAAACACTGACCATGTTACACATGCAGAAACTAACGTACGTGAACAATTACGTGCTCAAGGAGTAATGTAATGGCTAAAGGCTCTCGTCGGCGTTCGCCGTCCCGCTCTAAAGGTGCTCGCCTCTGGTATGTTGGCGGCACACAATTCTAATCTTCTAGGGGCTTCGGCCCCTCTATTTAAGGATATAAAATGTCTAACGTTCAAACTTCCGCTGACCGCATTCCTAACGACCTTTCTCACCTCGTCTTCGAGGCTGGTAAAATCGGCCGTTTAAAAACTATCTCCTGGACTCCAGTTGTCGCTGGCGACTCATTTGAAACTGAGATGGTAGGCGCTATTCGCCTTTCTCCACTCCGTCGCGGCCTTGCCGTCGACTCTCGCGTGGATATCTTCTCTTTCTATATTCCGCATCGTCATATCTATGGTCAAGAATTCATTGAATTCATGAAAGCTGGCGTTAATGCCACTCCTCTCGCACCTGTTACTACTGCCTCTGGCTGGGATGCTTCTGCCTATCTTGGCACTATTCCATCCTCAAACCTCAAGGTTCCTAAATTCTTACATCAAGGATACCTTAATATTTACAACAACTACTTTAAGCCACCGTGGGATGCTGACCTTACATACGCTAACCCATCTAACATGCCTGAACAGGATTATAAATGGGGCGTTCGTGTCGCTAACTTAAAATCTATCTGGACCGCCCCCTTACCTCCTAACTCTAAAACATCAGAGACTATGACCACTGGCGCTACGTCTATTGATATTATGGGCCTGCAAGCTGCTTATGCTAAATTGCACACCCAACAAGAACGTGACTACTTCATGACTCGCTATCGCGATATTATGAAAGACTTCGGAGGTCACACCTCCTATGACGGTGATAACCGTCCTCTGCTGCTTATGCGCTCTGAATTTTGGGCCTCTGGCTATGACGTCGACGGTACTGACCAATCCTCTTTAGGTCAGTTCTCCGGTCGCGTCCAACAAACATTCAATCACAAAGTACCTCGCTTCTATGTACCTGAACACGGCGTCATTATGACTCTCGCCGTTACTCGCTTCCCTCCTACTCATGAAATGGAGATGCACTATCTTGTCGGTAAAGAATCTTTAACCTATACCGACCTCGCCTGCGACCCTGCTCTTATGGCTAACCTGCCTCCGCGCGAAGTATCCCTTAAGGAATTCTTCCACTCCTCGCCGGACTCCGCTAAGTTCAAAATTGCCGAGGGCCAATGGTATCGCACGCAGCCTGACCGCGTCGCATTCCCTTATAACGCACTTGACGGCTTTCCTTTCTACTCTGCTCTGCCGTCTACTGACTTAAAACAACGTGTCCTAGTTAACACTGATAACTACGACGAAATCTTTCAGTCTATGCAACTCGCACACTGGAATATGCAAACTAAATTTAATACTACCGTCTATAGACATATGCCTACGACTCGTGATTCAATCATGACGTCATAAAGCCTATAACGTGACAGGGGGAAAAATTTTAATTTTTCGCCCCCTGTCAGGTTGAACAAGCGCAAGCGCGTTAGCTGCCTAACTTAAAAGGAAATTCAAATGTTTCAGAAATTCATCAAAAAACATAACGCTCCGTTAACTTCTCAGCCCGCTATCTCTAAGGCTGTTACTCCATCTATGACCGCCGCCCCTCTTGTCACTACACCTCTCGGCGTGTCTTCTACTCAATTATTCTTGGAACTTACAACCACTGCCGCCGCTGGCGGCTTCGCTTACGCTATCCGCGTAGACAATTCTAACCCTACTGATAATCAGGTCTTCTCCGTCTGTGCTCACATCACATCTGACGTGGACCCTAAATATATTGCGTGCCTCGTTCGCTTTGAGGTCACTGCTGGTACCACTCCTACCGCTATGCCTCCTGTCTATGATGCTTACCCTATCGCTGGTTACTATGACGCTGGCTCTTATACTGTTGAAGACTGCGCTACTATTCCTACTCACGCTGTCTCTTCTGGCAACGATGTATATGTCGGCCTTATGCTTTTCTCTCGCATGTGGCCCGTTGCAAAACTATCCGGTATCGCTTCCCTTAATCAGGTAAACAAGGAAGTAACCGTTCTCCAACCTCTTAAATAAGGTATTCTCTATGTTTGGTGCAATCGCTGGCGGTATCGCCTCATCTCTTGCTGGCGGACTCATCAACAAAGCCTTTGGGGGCGGTCAATCCGCCTCCTCTACTGGCGTTCAAGGTGATGTCCTCGCTTCTGACAATAACGTAATCGGTGCTAATGATGCTGGTATCAAATCCGCTATTCAAGGCTCTAATCCACCCAATGGCCAACAAGCTGCTCCCAATGCTATTTCGGGCGTTCTCGCTGACACTGGCAAAGACGCCCTATCTTCAATCACTGGCGCTGGCGTTAATAAACTTATGGAAAAAATCGGACTATCTAAAACTGCTGCTGATAAAGGCAAGGACACAAAGGATTATCTTGCTTCTGCATTCCCCGACCTCAACCCGTGGGAACGTGCTGGCGCTGGTGCTTCGTCTGCTGGCATGGTTGACGCTGGCTTCCAAAACCAAAAAGAATTAACCCGCATGCAGCTTGACAATCAAAAAGAAATCGCTAAGATGCAAAACGACACACAAAAGGATATCGCTGGTATCCAATCTGTCACATCCCGGCAAAATACTAAGGATGCTGTCTATGCTCAAAACGAGATGCTCGAATATAACCAAAAAGAATCTATGTCACGCGTTGGCTCTATTCTCGAAAACACAAGCCTCACCAAACAACAACAAACTTCTGAAATTATGCGGCAGATGCTTACTCAAGCTCAAACCGCAGGTCAACATTTTACAAATGACCAAATCAAAGAACTTACACGAAAAGTTGGTGCTGATATTGATTCTGTCCGCGCTAACACTGACCGTACACATGTAGAAACTCAACGCTCAAAACAGGAAGTTCAAAACTCTCGTTATGCTTCCTCACAAGTCGGTAAAACCGCTAAGGATGTCTCTAATGCAGTTACTGATACAGCTAGTTCTATTGTTGATTATTTTCGTGGTATTGATAACAAAGTGGCAGACGCTTATAACAACTATTTCAAAGATGGTAAATCCGACGGAATCGGGTCGAACATCAAATAA